GAGGGTCAAGGAGCAATCAACGTAACCACGCTCACCACCACCCTGATTCGGGAGGCGAGTCGATCCCATTGGGATAAGCTCATGGATGCCGTAGTACTCAGGATTAACCAAGTAAGCGAAGTCCTTATTAACCGTATCGGGCATACAATCAGGATTGCCATTAACAATCGAAATCATGCCGTGATCGGACTGATAGAACTCAACACTAAGCTTGATCTGAGCTGAGTCACCGTTGTAATTAACGGTACGAACGCTGTCTGCATCGGTTCCGCTTACGCCAGCAGTGCGAGCGAAGTCAGAGATAATGCGACGAACAGCCGTGTCAGCAACCATCGTTAGGTTGTTGCTTGTTCCAGTTTCGCGGAAGATCGAAGTGATCAAGTTGTTCAAAACAGTTTCCGTAAAAGCACCACTAGCATGAATGCTGTCAGCAGGAGTACGGAATCCAGCAGGAACATCAGAAGGGCCAGCGGAATCAATCCAGTCACCAAGACCACGCAAAGCGTAAGCAGTGTCAGTTCCGTTTTCAACGGCGCGATCTTGAGTACCACAAAGGGTCTTTTCAATATCACGCTTTAGTTCACGGATAGACTTAGCTTCAGCTTGTGCAACCTTAGCAGGCCCAACGCTTTCAACAGCTTCCTGAAGATCGGAAACTTGGTAATAGCGACGGAACTTTTGGATGTAGTTTCCAAGACGTGCGCGACCCGAAAACTTATCAGCGTCAGCGTCAAAGGTAACGTCAGCACCTTCACGGATGCCAGTTGAGACAGGAGTAGACAATGCGTCTACAGTCCACTCAACGAATGTTGCGGATGCTTTCTGCTTGGACGCAGAGGAAAGGACTGGAGTTTCTTCAGGAGCGAGGATGGTCAAGACTTCAGTCAAGTCCTCACGATTGGAAACACCAGAACCAGGACTAGTTGTATCGTATGTATTTGAGAATGCCATTTTATTTTTTAGCTAATTGTTTGGTTCGTAATGAAATGAAGTCATCTTTGTTGCCACTTTGTTTAAAGCGTGAAGATAAGTCCTGTAGTACTTTAGACGATTTTCGTTGACCCTGTTCTGGCATAGCAGATGAGGGAACGGAGCTTTTCGGAGGATTAATCTTGGGCTTACCTGCTTTCTTGGTAGGAGTACTACGTACAGTCTTACGAGCGTACATACTGTCTACTGCGTGAGCAAGCATATATGGAAGTTCTGCTCCTAGCACTGGGTATTGTTTGTATACCTTCTGCAAGTCTTTGTTTGCAGCAATGCTAAGGAATGCCTTCCTGGTTTCATTATCCTCTTCCTTCAACCATTCAAATTCTTGGAGGGCTTTAGTACCAAGCTCTTTTTTAAGAGACTCAGCAGTTTCGTTCCTCTGAACTTTCTTTAGTTGATCGGGAAGATAAAGATCCCTAGATTTACGAGCGTTCTTCAAAGCAGATCTTACCTCTGCTTTAGTCATCTTCTTACCATCTAGCTCAGTAACTTCGTCATGAGCGGAGTAATCGTCTGATTCAAATAAAACATCTTCAGCCCATTCGATAATATCACTTATCTCCTTAGCCTTTTCTTGTAATGACTTAATATCCTTAACGTCATCAAACGGATTGTCTTGGACTTCTTCCGTTTCGCGTTTTAAAGGATCTTGTTGTAGTGATTGCTTTACTTTCTCAAGCTCTTCCTCTGCTGCTTTGCGTTTAGCCGTAAGTTCGCCAAAGCGAGCTACAGCTCTACTACCAAGCTTTTCAGCAAGATCTTTAAGCTCATCCTCAGATAAATCATCTAAGTTGTACTGTGAAAGAACATCTTCAGTCTCTTCTTTAGAAGGTTCGTTTTCAGTTTCCTGAATAACTTCTTCTTCGGATTCAACCGCTTCTTCTAAGACTTCTTCCTCTTGAACTTCCTGAGTATCCTCAGTAGGTTCTCCCTGAATCTGTCCTAAGCGTTGGATGGCAAAATCCTCCGCTGTTATATTTCCGACTGAATTTTGTTCGGTTTCAGCGTCAACCGTGATAACTTCGTTAGACATGATTGTTTCCACTCCTTAACGCCGAGCGATGGCGAAGCCTGATTATAGCACATCTTTTTTGTGCTACAGGACAGATGAAAATTTCTTTTGTAGACCCTGCCAGTCAACCATTTGCAGAATCTGATCGTAAGTAATTATCCGTCCCGAAAGTTGTTGAAGCTTCTCTGTGTCAGCTTCGTGCATATCAGCTATGCACTCTTCTCTAAGAGCGTTAATAAGCTGAATGAATCTTGCAAAATGTTCGTGGTGGGATAGGGTCTTTAGGTTTTCTTCTATGTTCATTTCTTAAGAGATTTACCATATTTAATTAGTTCCTCAGAAACTCTTTCCATTCTAGGACGAATACCAGGAATTCCATCAGCTTCAGCGTTTCTGTACTGATCATTGTCCAAAAACTCATCACCAGCTTCTGCATATTTTCCCTCGTTTATCAATCGTCTTGTCTTGGGACTCTGCATAATAGACCCTCTGTAATGCTCACTAAAAATAGCATCTTGCAAAGACTCTGGAAAAGTTGAAAAATCAGGAATAGCTTTTCTTATGCTTTTAATCCTAGTTCTTACATCCTTATCCAAAAGACGTTCAGCAGTATTTTTGTCAACCGACATACCTGGCTTTACGTCAGGGCCATAATGACCGTAACCTATTGTAAAATATTTTTCTTTAGGATTGGGTTTATATGGCTTAGATTTAAAACTTTCATCTCCTCTTAAAGTATTTTTAAATAATTTAACAAGTCTTTCTTCTGCAAGAAATCGACCATAATCTGTTGTACTAATATTATCTGCCATATCAATAATTTTATCTTGATCCCAAGTATTTTTTAAGAATAGAGCGTTGCTCTTCTGTAGCCATAGCTGATTTATCGCCACTATAAATGCGACCCAAAATAGTTTTACGAATAAACTCAGGTTTATCTTGATATTCAGTTCCTTCAAAGGATTTTTTCTGCTCATCAGTTATGGTAAACTCAGGACTAAATCCATCTTTTCTCATCTTTAACCTAAGTGCTTCATTCATAGCTACCGCATTAAATTGCTGTGGAGTAAGCTTACTGTAAGGATTTAAAATAATTTTTCCATCTTCAGCTGCCATTCCAGCAACTTCACGCCGCTTTTTAAAAAAAGCATCTTCTCCATCAAATAACTTATTCCTAATTTTGAAACCAAAAAGCTTATCATTAGCACGTTGATTTGCGTACTCAGATACTGACTTATTATCAGGCATTACTGCTGCATCCCCTGAGTCTGTACTTGGCCCATTTGAGCTGGTGCAGTACCTACTCGGCCTATTTGCGCGTTCTGTGCTTGCTGTACAGCGAACTGATATTGTCCAGCGTACTTCTGAAGACGAGCAGCAAAAGCCTCATCTTCTTGCAAACGTTGCTGAATGTCTTGCTGTTGACTGTACTGCTGAATAACTTGTAGAGCCGCTTGAGCGCCTGACGGACGCGCTGGAACTTCAATACCTGCATAAATTTTAGATAAGTCATCTGTAATATCTTTAAGTAGTTTTTCCTGTGCAACTTCAACGGGTTCAAGAATCCCGTCAGCCAGTACTGGATCAACTGAACCTGCTATCAATGTTAGCAAGTTGTCTACATTTATCCTTCCATTGCGATCTAACTGTAGAAGGGAAACCATTTGATTTAGTTTATTTTCTTGTTTTTCTGGATCTGTGTTCAGAACATCGTAGCTAATTGTAACATCAAAGTTTTCGTCAGCGTTCCCCTTGTTAAACGTTTGTGGATCGGGTACACCAGTAACCCTAAAAAATATCTGGTCAGGGCCGAATCTCTGAAAGCAACGGTAGCACTGCGATATAACCTCAGCGGAATGGCTAAGAAACTTGTCTACCAAGAACTGTTTCCTAATCTGTGAGATTGGAGAAACTTCATCTAAACCAACAAGTCTATCTGCTTGCTGCTCCATTGTCTTCTCCATCTCAAGTGAACCCTGGTTGTACGGAGGCGTAGGCCCAAAATCTATATCGCCTTTACGACGATAAGGAACGTACCTTCCTGGACCCCAGTCCGTAGGAGCCTGTCCTACTGGGTGTAAAATTGGAGGGACGGTGGCAAGGCTATTCCTGTCAATACGGCTATCACGTTCTATCTTGACTTGTTGCTGTATTCCTTTGAGTAGACTTGGGACAGTCATCGTATCGTACAGTCGCTTGCTGTCTTCAGATAGCTTAGTAACTACTACTGGGTAATCTTCGTAGCCGTTAAGCAACTCGAACTTTGCGTACCCAGGAATGTCACCATCGCCACTGAACTCCTTATGGAATACTGTGCAGTATATCCCTTCAGAGCCGTCCTCCTTATCAACTAAACGTTGAAATCCATAAACTATTTCTATTAGCTCTTCAGCTTCGTAAGCA